ATCAGATTCGATTCTAAAACTTTTTGTTTGGAAGAGATCTATTTGAACTTATCTTCTCATAAAAGCAATGCTGTGGTTATACACTAGACCATGAGATATCAATCGATATCGCCATGGTTAGCATAGTAACGAAACAACATGCAAATAAGAGTCAATAATCAAAAGATTGAGTGGTTCGCGGTACCTCAGCTAGTGACATATCACTAGGGGAGCTTACATATCGCATCTCAGGGCTAGATGATTCATAGAATCATGAATATATATTATAATCTACATATTCACCCCAGGGAATTGTATACGTAAAACCGCTAACAACTTCAAATAATATTGCAAGTGGAAATCCACTTGTAAATATTATCAGTCTTCATCTTAGAGAGTAACGAGTAACCATATAGGGCTCGTACTTCTCAAAGAAGTGTGCCGTAATAAAAGGTGCACTTCAAGATGATGGCTCTTCAATTTTGTCGACCTCCTCCACATCCAATGTGGCATCGTCGAGGCCCATAATGGGCCCATCTTGTGTGGTAAGGAAGCATCTATTTAAACGAACTCAAAGATTATAAATCTTCTTTTGTTCGTCAAATGGACGAGCTTCTAGCCGAGTTTGAAGTAAAAGACTCGTGCTCAATTTAGGGGCATCTTCGATGAACTTATCGAGACGATCAATTGATTCCAGAATCTCATGTACTAACGTACGGAGATCATCAGGACAAAGTCCTTCTGGAACAAATTTGATCATTAATCGATAAGAAGTCTTAATAGCCTCTAATTCAAAGACACGATCCAATTCCTTTGAAAGACCGGACCACCTATAAAAAGGTTTGACAATTGCTTGTCCTACCTCTTCATAGGTCAATGTTTTCATTTTCTCAAGTTGGTTAACCTTTTCCATACGGATTAAGATTAACTCCTTGATTAATGATTCCATTCCAGTCCGGGTCACCAAGAAATTCTCACGAAGAGATTTCAAAGTGATTCATTCAAAGAAATCCATCTGGTAGTACGCGCGGAAAACGATATAATGACGTAAGCGAGAAGACATCGATCATAAGTTCCCCATTCATTTTGAACGGGTCTTATAACCAAGTCCTCTCATCTTAAGATAATTTTGGAAAGATTGAAGATGCTTATAAGCAAACTCAACCATACACTCAGTAGAAAGGCAAGTAACAATGCAATCCCTTAAAGGGACTACAAATGCATGCTTACCATCTACTCAGTATTTCTTAGCAAACTCAAAAGTAAATCCATCTCTGGATTCAATTGATTTTGCAAGACCAATCTTAACTCCTAAAGTCTGAGTCATGACTTTGTAATAAGATTTAGCAACTGCTTTATCAAATATTACAATGTCATCACCTAGAACAACATAGGCATCAAAAAATCGTTGTCACCCTAGTTTTCCACATCGCAATGCAGCTCATTGAACTACAATGTGATGAGTAATAGCTAGCATCATTCATGATGAAAGCGCACCCATCGGTTGACCCACAGCATATCTAACTGAAGAGACACCAACATCCCGCGCAGCGC